GTTGAGGAGGATGTATCCAAAACTACAAATGTAACTAATAATGCTGTTTTTATTGGATCAACTACTGAATTGTCAAAACTATTAAAGCAAGGGTTTCTAAATAATAAAGAATAAATCATATAGTGGAATTGTTAATATTATGGCAGATAATGTATATCTTGGTAATCCACTATTAAAAAAGGCGAATACTCAAATTGAGTTTACGGAAGCACAAGTTATTGAGTTTCTCAAGTGTAAGGAAGACCCCGTATATTTTGCCGAAAATTACATCAAAATCGTGAACGTAGATGAGGGTCTTGTTCCCTTTAATATGTATCCTTTTCAGAGAAAATTAATTGAAAATTTTCATAATCACAGATTTAATATTTGTAAGATGCCTCGGCAGGTTGGGAAAATGTTATCTTTGGATACTCCCATCCCAACTCCAGAAGGATGGTCCACTATTCATGATCTAAAAATTGGTGATATAATTTTTGGAAGAGATGGCATTTCGACAAAAGTTATTGCAAAATCTGAAGTACAAATTATCGATACCTATGAAATAGAGTTTGATAATGGAGAAGTTATAAAGTCTTGCAGCGAACATTTATGGTCTGTAACTCATTCGGATTGGTATCATAAAGAAAAAATATTAAAAACTAAAGATATTATAGAAAAATTTGAAAAATTAAAAACTGTAAAAAAAGGTTCTTCAATTTATACAAAAATAAGCTCCGCTATTAATTTGCCACATAGACATTTGCCGATAGACCCTTATACTTTTGGAGTATGGTTGGGCGATGGAAGTAGAAGTAATGCGACTGTAGTTGGATTGTATGAAGATATAGAAAATATATCATCAAATATTCCATTAAAAATAACTAATAAGTACAAATACAAAAAAAGTAATGTTTGGCAATATTCATATGAAAGTTTGTATAAAACTATTAGAAAATTAAAGTTGAATGACGAAAAGTACATACCAAATGAATATTTGAGATCATCAATAGATCAAAGATTAGAACTTCTTAGGGGATTAATGGATACTGATGGATCAGTAACTCCTAATGGTGCGTGTGAATTTTATCAAAAAGAAGGAAACTTATTACTACAAGTACGAGAACTTATTTCATCTCTTGGAATAAAAAGTAGACTCAGATATAAAAGAGTTCCTGGTTATCCTGGATTATATGGAACAATTAGATTTTGTACCAATAAATATGATGCATTTAAGTTGCCTAGAAAGTTAGAAAGACAAAAAAATTTATTTAATCATGCAAAAAATGAAAGATTATATATCAAGAATATAAAAAAAATTAAAACTGAACCAATGCAATGCATTTCGGTTGATAATCGAGATCATTTATTTTTGTGCGGAAAAACTTTTATTCCAACTCACAATTCTGTTACAACAGTTTCTTATCTTTTACATTATATCGTCTTTAATGATAATGTAAATATTGGTATTCTCGCAAACAAGGCATCAACATCCAGAGAACTTCTTGGAAGATTACAACTATCTTATGAAAATCTTCCAAAATGGATGCAGCAGGGAATTGTATCGTGGAATAAGGGTTCATTAGAATTAGAAAACGGATCAAAAATTGTTGCCGCTTCTACATCAGCATCCGCAGTTCGAGGAATGTCATTTAATATTATTTTCTTGGACGAATTTGCGTTCGTTCCAAATCATATTGCGGATGAGTTTTTCGCATCGGTTTATCCTACAATTTCATCTGGTAAATCCACAAAAGTTATTATAGTTTCTACCCCAAAAGGTATGAATCACTTCTACCGAATGTGGCACGATGCCGAGAGAAATAAAAACGATTTTATTCCCACAGAAGTTCACTGGTCTGAAGTTCCAGGAAGAGATGAGAAATGGAAGGCACAGACGATTGCGAATACAAGTGAGGAGCAATTTAGAGCAGAGCACTTATGCGAGTTTTTGGGATCAATTGGAACACTTATCAATCCAAGTAAATTAAAAATACTTGTTTATGATGATCCAATAAAAAGAGGTGATAAAGGATTAGACATATACGAAGAACCGAAAGAAGATCACGATTATTTGATGACTGCGGATGTGGCAAGAGGAATTGGTAATGATTACTCCGCATTCGTTGTTTTTGACATTACCAATTTTCCATATAAGGTAGTCGCAAAATATAAAAATAATGAAATTAAACCTATGCTATTTCCAAGTATTATTGAGAAAGTCGCAAAAGCTTATAATAATTCTTGGATTTTAATAGAAATTAATGATATTGGAGATCAAGTAGCAAACATATTACATTATGATCTGGAATATAATAATATTTTAATGTGTTCTATGAAAGGAAGAGCGGGTCAAGTTGTCGGATCTGGATTTAGTGGCAAAAGAACTCAAATGGGAGTGAGAATGACCGCTTCTGTTAAAAAATTAGGATGTTCTAACCTAAAACTTCTAATCGAAGATGATAAATTGATTGTTAATGATTATGATATTATTGCGGAATTAACTACTTTTATTCAAAAACATAATACATTTGAGGCAGAAGAAGGTTGTAATGATGATTTGGCGATTTGCCTTGTAATCTTTTCTTGGTTGGTCGCTCAAGAATATTTTAAGGAGATGACGGAAAATGATGTTCGTAAAAGAATATATGAAGAGCAAAAAAATCAAATAGATCAGGATATGTCTCCCTTTGGATTTATTAATGATGGATTAGATGAGTATGATACACCAATTACCATCGATAATGATACTGGGGACAGATGGATGATTGCCGGACCAGATAATAAGAATGAATCATTAGAATTGTGGAATCTTGATGAATATGGTGATGTATCTTCTGAATGGAATTATATGTGGAAATACTAATTTATTTTTCTTCTTAATTTTGGATTTATATTTCTCTTTTTTTGATATCTTGTCAAATTTCCGGGATTCGCAATGAATCCAGTAACTAAACATTCCCATTTTTGACTATTCGTGACGGCACATCCTTTTTTAGCATCAATACTCATTTGCTCTTTAGATCTGCCACAATATCCTCTTTTTAACAAAACATTATCTCTTCCTGTTTTAGGTCCAATAACTAATCCACCTTTTCTTCCATTTTTTTTACGATCTTCATCAGTTATGGCATAGAATCCAGTATTATTCATTTTTTGAATTTCTGTAGTTTTCTTTCCGCCAATTTTTCCAGCATTTCTACACGATTCTATAGAAAAAATACCACCAACATTTTCATTAAGACAAAATTTATCATTAAGAACTGGTTTTATTAATCGTTTTTCTACTTCTTGAGATTTAATATACCCATCTTCAGTATAATCAAAAAGTTCTAATATTTGCTTTTTGGGTGTATAAAAATCCCAACACCACTTATTTGTTTTCGGGGAACCCCAATATTCCTCATCAAAGTACTTTTCTTTTTTTACTCCATAGTAATAATATTGAACTTCATCAAAGGTAATTTTATACGTGTAAATTCTTGGTTCCATATAAGTTTATTCCATTTATATTTATTTATATAAGTATTCTTATATGTGGGATTATAGATAAGTTTACGGAAACGAAGGAAATTATAAATACTTTTAGATAGTTTTGGATAGACGGAGAATAAAGATGCCCTTAAATTTAGCATCTCCTGGAATTGTAGTAAGAGAAGTTGACTTAACCTCTGGTAGAGTTCAACCATCTTCCGGTAAAGTAGGAGGAATTGTATCACCTTTTGCAAAGGGTCCTATTGATGTACCGACTTTAGTAGAGAGTGAAAACGATCTATTAAATATTTTTGGAGAACCATATCCAACAGATAAGCACTATGAGGGATGGATGGTCGCTTCATCTTATCTTGCGTATGGTGGATCATTAAGAGTTGTGAGAGCTGATGACACTAATACAAAAAATGCTTTTGTTGGGTCTGCAAGCAGCGTTAAAATTAAGAGTTTAGATAATTATGAAGATCTTGGATATGATGAAAATACCATTACTGGAGTTATAGTTGCGGCAAGAAATCCTGGTTCCTGGGCGAACGGAATCAAGGTTGGAATTATCGACGCTAAAGCAGATCAAATCTTAAGTGGAATTACAACCAGTGCCGGAGTTCCGGTTATTCAAGTTGGATACGGAGTAACAGCATCCCTTGCCGGAAAAGTGGACTCTAGTTCTGGAACTTCAGTATCTCTAAATGATTCATACCTAAAGGGAATTATTACCGGAATTTCGACTACAATCGGTTCCAGAGATGTTTATGTTAAGATTTTAAGTCGCGTATCTGCAGCAGGAACTGAAACCATCGTTGATTATCAGCAAGATGGAGTTTACTGTTTCCCAGAAACCGGTTCTCTCGGTGTTGTAAATAATGTCGGCACCGGAGTTGGATCTACGACTTATACCTCCGAAATTGACTGGTTTAGTCAACAATATGTTACTCTAACCAATTCCACAATTCAGTGGAACAATATTGCCCCGACACCAGGAACATCATCCTATGCAGAACCAAGAGGATCTCGATTTGATGAGGTTCACGTTGTAATCATAGATGATTTAGGAAGCGTTACTGGTAATGCCGGAACAATTCTCGAAAGACATTTAGGTCTTTCCAAGGCAACCGATGCCGAGTTTTCTGCAGGAAGCACCGCTTATTGGAGAAAATATATCGCAGAAGGTTCTTCCATCATTTTTGCCGGAGGAGCACCAACTGGACTAACTACAACAGGTTTTGATGCGGGTCAGTTTGATTTAACAACTGATAATGGATGGGACCAAGATGCCGAAAATGTTATTTTTGGTTCTGCCGGGTCTAATACTTATACTTTGGGTGGCGGACTGAATTATGATGGAGGAACAAATCTTTCTAATGCCGGTGCTCTTACATCAACTCTAGCAGAACTGGAGGATGGATATGATTTGTTTGAAAATGTAGAGGACATTAAAGCAGACTTCCTACTAATGGGTTCTGCTGGTTATGCCAAAGAGACCGCACAGGAACTTGCGAATAAACTTATTTCTGTTTGCGAAATAAGAAAGGATGCAGTTGCCTTTATAACTCCATATAGAGGAGCATTTCTTTCCGATAATCCAGTGGAAGGAGATATTACAATTAGAGCAGCAGAAGATATTACTAAAAATATAATAAGTTTCTTTTCTCCCATAGCATCTTCTTCTTATGCAGTCTTTGATTCTACATATAAGTATATGTACGATAGGTTCGCAAATACTTATCGTTATATTCCTATGAATGGCGACATCGCAGGACTTTGTGCTCGTACCGACATTAATTTCTTCCCGTGGTATTCTCCCGCAGGAACATCAAGGGGTGCAATTTTAGGTGCAGTAAAACTTGC